TGGCACCAATAGAATTGAAACAGGTTCTGCTACGGTATTCATCGGCGACTAGTATAAATAGGTTAAAGGATTTTAAATGGCACGTCAATTCGCATTAGAAGATGGTAACTTAGATCGTCGTTCTATAACTACGTCTCGCACCGTAAGTTATAAAGACATTGATCTGACGTTTGCGAAAAAGCCAAGTAACGATATCTTTAAAAAAGAAGACGCTGCAGCAGTAAAACAATCTGTTAAAAATATTTTACTGACGAATCCTGGTGAAAAACCATTTCGTCCTTTTTATGGCGCTGGATTAACACAATACTTATTTGAGAATGATGATGGATTTGACGAACTAGAAATACAAGATACAATATTTGAGTCAGTTAGTAGAGACGAACCAAGAGCAAGAGTGCTTGGTGTAAAAGTCACTATGGATCCAGACAATAACTCGATGAAAGTTCGAGTAGCGTTTAAAGTGCTTAACACAAGTACAGTCGAAGAAATTTCAATTGATCTTACGAGGTTAAGATAATGGCAATTATTAATTCATCATCGTTAGACTTTAATACGATTAAAGCCGCGCTGAAAACTAAACTACAGCAATCGAGTCAATTCTCGGATTACGACTTCGAAGCATCGGGATTGTCTAACATTCTAGATGTTCTTGCTTATAATACACACCTCAATGGTCTGATTGCAAACATTGCAGTTAACGAATCATTTCTGAATTCAGCTCAATTAAGATCTTCGGTTGTATCTCACGCTGAAACTGTAGGTTACTATCCGCACTCAAAGACAGCATCTCACGCTACTGTTTCTCTTTCTGTTGCAACCAGTGATACTGTTACTACCAATGCGACTCTACCAATTAATACTACATTTACTGGTGTTCTTGGAGACACGTCCTATACATTCCAAACACTAGAATCATTAACTGCGACAAATGACGGGTCTGGTAACTTTACTTTTCAAACGTCTGCAGGAATTTCAAGTGTATCAATCTTTGAAGGTACTTTAAAAACTAAGACGTTTATTGTTGGTGATTCAACAGAAGAACAGATTTATGTGATACCTGACGTAGAGCTCGATAAAACAACTCTACGTGTTAATGTATATGATACCACAACGTCATCATCTTTTACCACTTATAGCGATGTTGAAGACGTTGTAAGAATTACCACAGATTCAAAGATCTATATTGTCAGAGAAACTCCTAATGGATATTTTGAATTGATCTTTGGTGAAGGCAATGTTCTTGGTCAATCACCAGTTGCTGGCAATAAAATCGTAATAACATATCTCGCGTCGAATGGTGAAGACGCAAATACTATTTCTTCGTTTACCGCTGATGATGATATTACAATTGGCGGTACAGATTATTCGATCACTGTCACTACTGTTAGTGCCGCGGCTGGTGGAGATGACAAAGAATCAATAGCTTCGATTAAAAGAAACGCACCACTAGTTTTTGCTTCTCAACAAAGACTAGTTACTGCCGAAGACTATGAAGCTATCATTGGACAGACATACAATCAGTTAATATCTGATGTAGTTGCTTGGGGTGGAGAAGATAATGTTCCACCAATTTATGGCAGAGTTTATGTTTCAGTTAAGTTCTATGACGGAACTTCTGCGGCAGTAATTACTGCTACAAAGAATTCTATTCAAAACGAAATTTCAGATAACCTAGCAGTTATGTCAATTGATACTGTATTCGTAGATCCAGTCGACACTTATTTAGAATTGAGAATTGCGTTTGACTATGATCCTGAGTTGACTAACCTTACATTAGAAACAACACAGGATACTATTAAAAACACTGCGGCTACATTCTTCTCAACTAATCTTGGTAAGTTTAATCAGACATTTAGACAATCAAATCTCTTGTCAGAAATTGATGATATCTCTCCAGCTATTTTGAACTCGTCAATGACAGTAAAAGTACAAAGAAGATTTACACCGACTCTCAATACTTCTGCTGATTATGAAGTACAATTTCCAGTAGCACTAGCAGGAATTGATGACGACACAAGAACAATACACTCATCTTCATTTACTTTCCAAGGACAAACATGTATTATAAGAAACACTCTTAATAGTACTAAACTTGAAATATTTGATACTTCAAATGGTGTTGTTCTTCTAGATAATGCTGGATCTTATACGCCATCAACCGGTGTGGTCAACATCACAGCGTTCTCACCGTCTGCATATGTTGGTGATGCTATTAAAGTTTCAGCGACACCTGCCAATCAGCAAACTATTCGGCCGTTGAGAAACTTTATTTTAAATCTCGATACTGCTTTGACTACTGCGGCTGGAACTACTGATTTCCAGAATACTGAGGTATCGTTGACAACATGAGCCACGTAATTAACGTAGATAAGAACAGAAGAGATCCTACGCTTTTTACTTCAAAAGTGAATCAGGTTCTTCCCGAGTATTTTCAGGAAGACAATTCTGTTCTTGTTGCCTTTCTCGAAGAATATTATAAGTCACTTGATAGTGACCAAGGTACTATTAACTTCTCCGAAAAGATTAGAGACGTCTTCGCTGCAAGAGATATTACTGAGACCGATGAAGATTTTCTAGATGAACTGATTGGTGAAATTGGTAATGGATTAAAAGCTTCTTCGTTCTTTGCTCAACCTCGATTAATGGCGAGACTTCTTGGTAGATTCTATCAAGCAAAAGGAACAAGGAACGGAGCCGAAGGCTTCTTTCGTGGATTTTTTAATGAAGAAGTTGAGATTGAATATCCAAAAGATCAGATCTTTATTGTAGCCGATTCACTGATTGGATACGATTCACAAAAATTTATTATTGACAATGGTATATACCAAGTTCTTTCTATTCTAATTCGTTCAGGTTTATCAGTCGCTGATTACGAAGCACTATATAAAAGATTTGTTCATCCAGCTGGATTTCACTTTGCTGGTGAAGTGCGTGTCACTGATGAAGCAAGTTTTACAACGAGTGCTCAAGGGCTAGATCCTCTTGCTGCTCTTGATCTTGATCCAATTTATCTGTCGCAAGCTTCTCTCGATACGAATACACTCTTTGGTGAACACACTGGACTACAAGATTCAAGCGATGGTGTCACTATGCGGATTGATTTCCGTCAGCAAGAACTGGCTTACTACACTACAGACTCTGACTTTACTGCTCAGAACATGATTGATTACTATGATGACATTAAGACACTGCTTAACCCGAACTCATTCACATTGGATGATAGCGCTAACACCGGACGTCCTCTGTTGTCAATGACTTATGAAACTATGGATAATGACAGATTTACTCGCCAATCTTCTGATTCGTCCATATAAATCTGTATAAATAACGGTAATAGGATTTAATTAAATGGCAAGACAAAACTTAGATCGTGGCACGACCGCAAATGATGGTACAGGTGATACCTTACGCAGTGCCGCGTTAAAAATTAATGAGAACTTCGTTGAGCTCTACCGTTTCTTGGGTGGTGGAGATAGCGATAACTTGTCTGCTCAAGTCAGCTTTGAGGACAGCGCTATTGTTTTTGAAGGCGCTCTTGCAGATGCAAATGAATTAAGATTAACTGCAGTTGAGCCGTCTGCTGATAGACAAGTTCAAATTCCAGATGCTGATGGTATTATCGTAATTGATACAGCAACTCAAACTCTTTCTAATAAGACATTAAATATCCCAACTCTTACTAATCCAAAGTTGAATGGTGATATTTTCGATACAAACAGTAATGAATTAATACAGTTCACTTCAGTTGCTAGTGCAGTAAACGAATTCACTATTATAAATGCTGCAACAGGCAATGCTCCACAACTGAACGCAACTGGTACAAATACTAATATCAATATGGATATTAATGCTAAAGGAACCGGATCTGTAGATGTTTCTAAGCTAGCATTAAGTTCAGTTGAAATTAATGCAAACGGGACAGCAAATACCGGTGTAACATATATCGTCTGTAATAAAGCATCAGCTCTTGCTGTAACTCTGGCAGATGGTACAACAACTGGTGAATATAAGATATTTACAAATAAAGGAGCCGGCGTAGCAACAATCACACCTACTAATTTTGCTGCCGGTACAAGTTTTGCGATTGCTCAAAACGAAGGAGCAACATGTATCTGGGACGGAACTAACTGGTTCCTCGTGGGCAATCAATCAGTAACAACGGTGGCATAATATGGTAGCAATCTTAACAGATACTATGAAAAAACAAATGGCGAAGTACCTCTTTGACGAGGCTATTTCGATTTCAGACTCAAATGAGTATTATATCGGTATCGGAAAAACTGATACGTATGACAGTTCTGACACTACAATTACTCCTGTCCGTCATACATTCGAAGACAGAATAGCGAGAGGTAATTTAGAGTCTATTAAGAAAGTCGCGGCTGCATCATTTGTAGTTCCTCGTTATACTTGGTCGTCAGGTACTACTTACTCATCTTGGAATGATAAGCAATCTGGTGTTGGTACAAATTCATACTACGTATTGACAGAAGACAACGAAGTTTATATTTGTCTTCAGCAAAGTAAAGATACTACAACCGGTGCTGCGAATCCATCAACTGTTAAGCCATCTTTTTCTGATGCTGGAGTAAATCAGGTACAAGCATTTGAAACTTCTGATGGATATCGTTGGAAACTTCTCTATGCTATATCAGCTGGTAACGCATCAAACTTCTTAACATCTGGATTCATTCCAGTTGAATTAGTTACTGTTGATTCTGGTTCTGCTAATGCTTTCCAACTACAACAGTTGAATATTCAAAATACTCCGACTCCTGGACAGATCATTGGAGTACAGGTTGTCAATGGTGGATCGGGTTATACTTCAGCTCCTACTCTCTCATTCCGTGGTAATGGTTCAGGTGCTACCGCAACTGCAACTGTTTCTGGCGGTCAGATTGTAAAAGTTGAAATGGACAACGAATCTGGTGGACTAGGATCTGGTTACGACTTTGCTTCGATCGCTCAATCAGGCGGTGGCTCATCAAATGCTACATTGAGACCAATCATTGGACCTCGAGATGGTTTCGGTAAAGATGCACGAAATGATCTGAAATCATCTTCTATTATGTTTAATGCTAAACCATCTGGTGCAGAAGGTGGAACATTTAACACTTCTAATGACTTTAGACAAATCACTCTACTTAAAGGATTAGACTATACGGACTCTGCTTCCCCAGGTGGAACGTTTGGAGTTAACTCTGCTCAAGTTAATCGTAGACTGACTGTCACTACAGACATCACAACTACCGGTTTTGCTGTAGATGAAATTATTACTGGCGGAACATCCGGAGCCACAGCATTTATTGATAAAGTAGATTCTGGCGGAGGTAATCAAATCTTCTTCCATCAGAATGATAAGACAAAGAATGGTACATTTACCGATGGCGAAACAATTACAGGTAGTCTTGGTGGTACAGGTACAGTAGATAGTGGAAACCTCTTTAGCTTGGTTGATATTTACTCTGGTGATCTGTTATACATAGAGAATAGAGCAAGAATTATTCGGTCAGAAGTACAGACCGAAGATATCAAAATCATTATAACGGTGTAAAGAATGGCTGATAATTTTACCACGACCACATTTGCGACTACGTATAAAGACGATTATCGAGATAGTGATAACTATTATCGAATTCTCTTTAATAGTGGTAGAGCTCTGCAAGCGCGTGAACTTACGCAAATGCAGACGATTATTCAAGAAGAAATTCGTCGCTTTGGTTCGAACATCTTTAAAGAAGGTGGTAAGGTCAATGGTGGTAATATTACTCTTAACAGAAGAGAGTTTATCAAGCTTGCGTCTGGTCAACTTCCAGCTGACACTACAACACTTATTAATCAGACATTTAATGGTGGCGGAATCAAATTTAAGATTCTTAAAGTAGTTGCAGCTTCTGGTTCAGATCCTGACACTCTTTATGGCGAATACATTGACACCACTGCCGGTACTGCTGGCGCTGCTTCAATTCGAATAGCGAATGGTGCTACACTCATTGATATTAATGGTTCTTTAGCTAATATGACAGTTGCTTCTTCTGCTGCAACTGGTCAAGGTCTAGAAGCTTCTATTAGTGCTGGTTCATTTTATGTCCAAGGGCATTTCGTCTTTGCACAAGCTCAATCAGTGTTTGTTTCAAAATATACAACAACACCAAATAAAGATCTTGGTTTCAAATTAGTACAAGACATTGTTACTGAAACAGATGACGATGACTTATATGATAACCAAGGAGCGGCTGCAAATCTTTCTGCTCCAGGCGCTCATCGTTATCGTATTACACTTACACTTACAACTAAAGATACACTAACTGCTAC